CCCAAACTCGTTCATGGTCTCATCGCTGAACCCCATTTCTAGAAGCGTTGCGAGCAGTTCTTGCTCGGCTTTCTCGGCCTCACGCTCTTCAATCCTCTTCCTCACTTCAGGGCTTCGCATGTGCTCATTACGCCTCTTCCTTATTTCGGGGCGTTGCCTATACTTACGCTGGTACCCACGCCTTCGCTCCTTGACCTCGGGGAGTAGCCTGTATTTACGCTGATACTTACGCACCCGCTCTTTAACTTCGGGTCTCTTGTAGTACTCACGCATGTATTGTTCCTTATGTTCAGACTTACAGTCACCGACACAGTACTTACGATGATGATGAGAGCCTTCGGGCAAAGGCTCGTTACACCACTTGCACAAGCGAGTCATTCAAACGCCCCCGTGCCGTCCCACAACTGACATTTGCCGATGCAGAACCCTTTGTCGTACAGCGTGCTACAATGTTGAGAGTAGCCTCGCTTGACTATGTTGTTCACTTGGTACTTCGTAACACCGTAATCAAAGTCAGCCCATTGAAGCGACTCAATATACGCTACGATTCGCTCAACGTGCTCGTCAAGTTGCGGCCCGTATATCTGCTCAACAGGTAGGAATCTGCGCAGGCGTGCTGCGAGGTATGCTACTAGCGAGAACCGCGCGTCGTGCGGCGGGTTACTACCGACTTGGCAGGCCGCCTGTTCAAGGCACGGTAAGATTTTGATGTTGCCCATCTTGACGGTCTCAAACTTCATCGGTCGGGCGAACGTGCTGAAATTGCGCTCGTGCACCTGCTCAATCGGCAAGTCAACACCGAGCGAACCGTACGCGAAATGAGTGTTGCGGGGCGACTGTGCTCTATGACACACCTCGTCCCACGACCACGACAACAATTCCTCGCTCTTGAGTGGAATGCTCCATCGGCCTACGTGTTGCTTAGCGTTGTACGAATTAGGAATCCGAATTAGCCTCGCCATATCAAACGGCACGGTAGGGTCAACGCACTTGAGGCCGAGATTTTCTCGCCAGCCGTTCAGCACGATTTTGCCTGCCGCTTTGATGCGGGACACTTCGCCGCCGGTAGCAGGCCGGTGCGTCTTGCTCAGGGTCACCCAAACGTGGAACCCGTTGCCGCTGAACCAAACTGAGTGGTGAACGTCCTTCTCCATCAAGAGTTGGTGCAATCGGCGTACTTCGTCTATGACGGTATCACCCTCAACGTCGTACACCTGACCGTTGCTCCGCGCCTTGCAGTCGAAATCCAACACGAAGTTGTTGATGATGGCTGTGTTATACTCCGCCCTGTTACCGGCAGGCTTGACCGCTCGGAATCCGTAAACGCTCATGTAGGCGCATGACGCATGATTCAGGCGAGACCAATACTTTTCAAACTCTTGAGGAGTATGAATCACTTTGCGGAACAGGCCAACCTCACGCGGGAAGTCAAAGCGTAGCGGTGACTCGGTTTTCACCTGACCCACCTCGTTACTCTCTTAGCACCGCACATCGGGCAGAACTTCCACTTACTCGCTATGCGAATGCCGCAGTGTTTTTCCGTTCCGTTCTCACGTTCGCCTCTCTTATTCCCCATCAGACTCACCTTCCGGTATCGCTTGTTCAGGCGTATAGTCGTTCCAGCCTTCCACCCAATCCTTCAACTTCCCCCACAGTTTAGCCACCTCGCCCGGGTCGTGCAGATAGACAGGGTCAATCGTAAACGTGATGTTGAACCCGTCATGGTCGGTATCAAACCGGTCGCGCTTGTTACGAGCGAAGCCGAATCGGACGTTGACTATGGCGTCGTGGATTTGGTCTTGGAGCACTACTTGAACGAATGTGCAGAATTGCCTGCTCATAGTGTTCATTCGCTCACCGCCTCCCATGAAGCAGTCCTAACATACTCCAATGCAACTCCACAATGCCTACAAACAAACGGTGGGAAATAACCATAGTTAGCCTTTGACTTCGGTTCATGTTTGCAATCACTCACGATACCACCTCGGTAGCGTACGGACTGTACTTCGGGCAATACTGCATGAAGTCGCACCACCCGCATTTGAAGTCGTCCTTAGTAGGCTCAAAGTTCTCGTTCAGGTAAGCCTCAAGCAGTTGGGTCAACCTGCGGTGCATGGCAGTCTCAGCCCGCTTCTGCGCTTTCTCGTAATGCCAATGGTCAGCCTTCGGGAACCTCCAACCCCAATGAGTGATTTTCTTACCACGGATATTGTCGGGCAAATCATCAGGGTTAGCAATCTCAAGTAGGAACTTGTAGTAAGCCATCTCGCGACGCATCTGCGCTCGCTTGCGCGGGTGCCACTTCCCTGTCTTCAGTTCCATTAGAGCGAGGCCGCCGTCACCGTCATCAAATATCCTGTCAATGATTCCGACAAAGTGAACCTTCACCTTACCAAACCCTTCAACCTCGTATTCGTGAGGAGCGTCAACGCGCAACTCGTTACCGACCGGCTCAAACTCCTCGTCTCCGATATGAAGCAGGCGGTTCATCTCATGACGAATCAACCATTCCCTGTTAAGGTTGTACGGTGCAGTATAGAACGGCCGCTCGCTGTCCCTGACATCGCGCCACATATTCTCTTCCATTTCGTCCCCCGTAGGAAACAGCGGAGCGAGAGCGTCGTACGCTGTCTTGGTGTTACCCTTGAGCATGGCAGCCTTAGCCACTTGCACGTTGTCGTTCTCCTGTTCACAGTGAACATAGAACTGCTCAAGCGCGTTGTGAACGTCGTTCCCAACGGTCATGGCCTCAGTCGCCTGTGTTTCCACCGGCAGCGTCTTGTCTAACCATAGTTGTTGCAGACACCAATCAACCGAACCGAGCGTTGATTTGCTCACGCGGATAATAGCCTTGTCACCGGGTTTCCATTTGTAACTACTACTCATTGGTAATCCCTCACTAACTGATGACGCCCGTATTCTTGGATGCAGTTAAACCCGCAGAAGTGTAGCACTTGGCCTGCCATGTTCTCTCTGCTCTTCATATCCTCTTTCACGTCTAATTCACCACACGCTACACATATAGCAGTGGCATCATCCATGCAACCTTCGCAGACATACTCTCCCTTGCTGCCTACCTTCTCGCACTCGGTGCTCCTAGTTCCGCACCACGTGCACTCCGGCCCGTGGCATGTACAGGCGTATGGTTCGTACCCGCAATCAGAACATCGGGAGAACTCGTCAAACTCCCCGACACTCATGCGAAATACACCCCGTCATTGTCAACATTCTCTTCTACCTGAGCGTGAGCGTCAAACATCTGCCTGTCGTGCATCTCTTTCATCATGTGAAGATGCTCCTCTTCAATTATGAAGAAGTCAGGCATTTCCTTTACCACTATCTTGATTACTTTGTTCGGGATGAATACCACATGGGTATCATCCACTTCAATCACTATGCAGTCAGAAAACGGGCCGCCTACCGGCACGAGTGACCCACGCTGGGTTAGCACATCTTCACCTTGCAGGTAGTGTACTGTCACTTCACACCTCATTCGTCCACCTCCCGGTTCAGTAGCCCGGTCACGACATCAACCTGCCAATCTTCTACCTGTGTCTGTGACGCAGGTACCATCATGTGCGGGTCAAAGTGAGTCAGTTTAGTAGCGACCGTGTTGTCCATGGTCAGCACCTTGTGAGACTTCTCTCTTACGTTCACCTCTTTTGGTTCGCTCTTTCTCAAGCGCCCAATCCAGTTCTTTACTTTGTCTATTTTTCTTTCTTTATCCATTTTGTTCACCAATACCTTTTGGGAATAGGGGCACCCGAAGCGGCATCTAAATCCCACCCGAGCGTATCGTATGACGACTTCAATTTCGCCGTCACCATTTTCTTGATTATTGTCGCTTGGTCAATGACGAACCCGCTAAGGTCGCCCTCGTCCTTGAACGCAACAATATCCGTGTCAGGCTTGTCAGCAGGAACCCTGCTCACGTGTACCCACGACACGCTGTCACCTGCACCATATGGTTCGTCACCGTTGCAGATGTGTTTGTTGTAATAATCAGCAGCCCGGCTCGCGCCGGACAGCGTTTTGTATTTGTCTAAATCCATACCGAGCCGCGTGGTCGTGCAGACCTCGCTCGCCTGTATCTCCCCGTCCTTGATTTCACGGACTATCGCCCGCATATCCTTGGTCACTGCGTTCTCGTCTGCACCATCGCAAATCAAATTGAATGCGGTCTCTTGCACTCGCTTGCTAAGTTTAGACGAAGTGCTCGCTTTCATAGCGAAGCCGGCCACTTTCATTTTACCAGCCTCGTTCTTACCGACATAGCGATTCTTCTTGACGAGTAACCAATACGGCATCCACTCTTCAAGTTCCACGAATAGTTTGTCGTTGCCCGTCTCCGCTTGCACGGATTGGGTCAACTCTTCGGCTAAAGCGTCAGCCTCCTCACGAGGCACTTTGAGGAACGCGCTATCAGTGTGGCCGTACAAAGTAGGGTAACCCTTACGCTCAGCATGACGGCTGAGAATATGGATGGCGCGGCGTCCTTCGCTCGTAATGGTGGTGGCAATATCAGCGTCCGCCCAACCGTAGCCTGCGTGAGCGGTCATGCCGTACAGTGACGCCATAACTCGCTTGACTGCTTTCTCGGTGGTCTGCCACGCTAACTGTTCTTCAGGCGAACGTGTGTCGTCACGGGCCTTAGCCTTGCATTCGTCACGATAGTCAAACAGATATTCAATGACTTCGGGTAGCAACCCCTTTTTCGTTTGGTCCCAATACGTACCGTTCTCCATCATTTTGACGCCTACGCCCGGCCCGCTTCGCTTGGTCTCAAACGATAGATTGTTGCCGAGAATCAGACTCGGGTACAACCCTTTGTAGTCGTAAATGCCCACGCCTTCGTGTCGCCCTCTAACAAAAGAGAGGCCGACTTCGGCACCTTGAAGGTCATCACGCTCGCTCTTCATCCTGCTCGGAGCCTTGAGTGATGTACGCCTCATAAGAAGGCCACGACCGAAGTTGGTCACGTTGGCCGTACTCTCAAATGTCACACCGCATAAGCGGACCATCTCCACGAAGAAGTCGGTCACGTTCTGCGACAGGTCAATGTCACGCAGGAGTACTGCGTCAAGCAGACAGTAGTCTACGTAGTCTGACCAATACTCGTACCATCCGTTGTGCACGTCCATATCTTCAATCTCTTCAGTCAGTTTACTACCGAGGTCAAGCATTTCGGCAATATCGTTCAACTTGCGCGAAGCAAGTTGACCCTTACCGCTATCCTTCCATACCCGTTCAAAGCCTGTACCGCTCGTTGCCGGCGCACTTGTGTCAAAACACCACCGACCTACTATCGGCTGAGCCGTGTAGTTGGTGGCACCGTTTCTGCGTTGGTAGTGTCCGCCTTCCGGTTTGCGGAACTTGCCTACCGGTGAGAGGACGTTCGGGTCCTTCATCCGTTTCCACAACTGAGGGAAATCAAAGAACATTCCGCCGTGCGCTACGAGCATATCGGGGTCACGTTCCAAGAAGAACTCAACGAACGAATCGTGCATGGAGTCTTCACTATCAGTTAAGCGTAACTCATACTCCACGCCTCTCACTTCGCAAGCGATAGTCTGCACTTTCGTTTTGTCTACGGTGAACGGGCAGTTGGTTCGCTCGTCCGCCCACGCGAACACGACAGGCGTGTCAAGGTCGGAGTCCACTACCGCTATGATAGTGGAGAAGTTGTCGTCGCCTGTGTCACACTCAATATCAAACCACCACTTACGGGGTGACCAGCGAGGTAACTCAGTGTAGTTATCAATGATGAACTTATCAGGGAACCGAATATCGGCCTCGTAAGTCTTACCGAAGAACCCGCGCATGTTATACATATCCTTCGGGGTATAACACTCCACCTTCATCAGCGGTCTGCCGTCCAAACCTGTCGCTCGTACATCGCGCATCACGGTAGTACCCGGATACTGTTTCACCATTTTGTCAATCTTCCAATCAGGCGTACGCTCGGCGTCCACCCAAAAGAAGGACTTGAAGTCGTCGCGCGTTTGAGAAATTACGTCACCGTTAGCGTCACGATACCGAGTGTATATGCTCGGGTTGTCGCTACCACGCTGAAAGAATTGGTCGCAAATCATTCCTCTTCACCTCGCGGTAACGCTTCCCACAGTAAACACCGATGAGTAGAAGATACACCGAGTGACTTGAACATCTTAGGTCGCCCGACCATCAATTGACTTAGTATCATGGCGCTACGATGGAACCTTTTGAAATTGGGGTAAAGGTCATAGATTTTGCAGGACAATTCGTTGGCGCTCATAGGCCCGTGCTGAAACAACACTTCGTGCATCCTTCTAATGAGTTTTTGATTGGTCCGCTTTCCTATTTTCTTAGTAGGCATAGCCTCACTCCCCCTGCGGTACTACGACCAACAAGCATTCCTTCTCAGCATGACTGAACACCATGACGCTGTCTTCGCCTGTATACACATAACAAGGTCCGGCCGGTAGCGCGTTCAGCAGAACAGGCAGCCATCCACCAAAGGTGTTTGACACTCCGCCCTCGGGTACCACACCGGTCTCCGCCTCTATGGTTACGCTCATCTGCGCATCACTCTTGTCGCCTGCTGAGAACGTGATACCATCCTCAGCGAACGTTGTAGTGAACACTTTGTCTTTACCGACCACGCTAACCATCCGTGATACAGGCAGGAGAGAATTGGTATCCGTGATTTTGCCGTGACAGTTCAACCTTTCACCAGCCCACTCACTCCACTCGTTCTCAATACTAGCGCTAACGAGTTTAGCGATGACCGACAACCGTTCAGAACTGCGTACGCCGTCCACTGCCGGTATCGTTACTTCGGTGCTACCGTTGCTCAAGTGGAGCGGGCGACCGGGTCTCTGCCACATTGTGATAGTATTACCATCACACGCTCATAGAAACGCTACCACCTTAGAGATGTCGGGTATGATGAACTCACCCGCCTCATCAACAGTAGCACTAATTCGTTGAGTGAAGAAATGAGTTGGCATGGCTACGCCACCGTTGAGGCTGAACTCGTGAGCGCTCAGTTTCAGGTCAATCACGTTGTGCCCGAACGATTGCACGAACTTGCGCAGGTCGTCCTTATCTACAGTCACGCGAGTCATTCTTCCTCACCTCTTGCATGATGTCGCTCTTTGTTGCACGATGAATGAATCACTGCTCCGTTCTCTATAACGGTTTTACCGCCTTCCGACCACGGTTTTATGTGGTCTATCTCCACTGAATCAACGGACATAATTTCGTTTTTACAGTAGTGACAGAATATGCCACCTTCCTCTTCCAACGCCTTACCGATAATCACAACTCGCTGAGTGGGTGTAAAAATCCTACGCTCATCACGGGTAGGCTCGTCTTCTGTCAATAATTCCAATAACGGGTGAAAGAAGTTGTCCCAACAGTGCAAGTTGCGTTTTGATATAGCCTTACCTGAAAGGGCACGGTTTTCCAAATAATCGTAACGGTGTTCGTTAACAAAAGCATAGAAGCCTTCTCTAATAGCGCCAGCGTTAGACTCAATTGTTTGAGAACTGTATTCAGTTTTAGCCCTACGGATGCAATAGAACAGTATGTAAAAGTTAATACTGTACAGTTTAGTATTGGACGGGATTACATAATCTATTTTCATAGAAGGAGTGTCACCGAAAACAGATTTGAGCAACCTCAAGGTTGATTGTAGTTTCGCTCTCAATACATTACCGGGCGTGGGATTATTCCCTCGTAGAACTCTCTCCATATAGCACTCCAAACACTTACCTTGGGAACCTGACGGTAGAGCGTTGCCATAATCAATAGACATCAGTGCCTTGAATGCCAACCCTGTCGCTTTACAACGACTGTTTCTCTTAGCCGCTACCGAAGATAACCATGGCTCACTCTCGCTATATTCAGCGAGCAACTGATAAGCGTCCTCACGACAGTAACGAGATTTCATTAGTTCTTCGTGTTTCATATCAATACGATTAGTATTCATGATTGTATAAATATCCTCAGCAGGGTAATCGTCAGTCTCCCTGACTTCGTCTACACCTATCTTGTAATTTTCTATGCGCCATTGATACTCTTCGGGTAAATCCTTGAACTTCTTTTTACTGAATATATCATAATCTAATTTCATTAGCGCTTCGCCCTTGATAGAGAACGAGCCGTCAATTTTCATGAAGTCTAAGACTGTAGTCACACGTTGCTGCCCGTCAAGAATCTCATCAGGCTGACCGCTCGGCGTTTTGAGTATAGTGATAGGTGGGATTGGGAAGTTCATCAACACCGATTCTATAAGCCGGGTCCTGAAGTCAGGTTTAGAGCGTTGGACTGCCTCGCGTTGATACGCCTCATTGATAATGAGTTGTCCGCGCTCCATAGCCGATTTGATACTACTGATATTCATGTTAGTACGAGTTGACAGAACTTCATCGGGTAAGGCAGGGTATTCAATACCTTCACTCATTCACCCACCTCCGAGCAACCGGGGCATTGGTTAGAATCCAAATGCGACCATGCGGTCTCTTCCCGGTCTTGCATATCCATACGGAAGTATTCGTTCACACGACAGTTCACGTTGTAGCAAGTAAGTCTATCACTCATTCTTCCTCACTCCCAATTTCAGGTACAGGTAAGCGGTCGCTGTAGTGGTCTATCACTTCAGCGTTCACAGTATTGACTATCGCGATATACACTCCCGGTATCGCTAACAGTTCCTCGGTAGTGAAATCTTCTACGATGAACTTCACTATTCGGCGTTCTATCGCAGGCGTGACCCACGAGTAATCGTTTACACTTTGAGTAGTATACTCCCAATTGCATCCTTGAACGGTGCAGTGCTTGTACAGCGTGTTGCTCATAGAGCGAGTGACAATCGTATCAACGCCACCGCACACGGGGCATTCGTGGTTCACAGTTCATCACCACTCAGTTCAGGTAGACCGTGGAATACACCCGGTGCGTCAGGGCGCGTAACTCCGATGAGTCGGCGTTGCCCTTGCAGATTGAAATTGGTCTTGCTCTTTTCAAACGTAGCCTGATAATTGACTACGCCTGTCTTGCTACCGTCATCGTCGCGCTCTTCGTCGCGCTCAAAGTGAATGATTTGGTTGACCTTGTTGACTAGATTCTTCTCGCAAGCAGGTTTGCTGTTGAGGGTCTCTTTGTTGTTTTCGTACACTACCTGCTCGTGAGTTTCAAGGTACACCTTAACACCCAGCGTCATGAGCGCTGTACAAATTGCAGACAGTTGGTGGTACCGAGTGTATCGGATATTCCAATTCCAGCGGTTGCCTACGAGTTGGTGAGCGTTCACTGTAGCGGAGATTCCGTCAGATGCTGAACCCAAGTCAATGATTTTCATACAGTTAGTTGCGACCTCATTCCATTGGTCAAGCCCGGTCACTACAAACCACTTCAAGCGGTCACCTTTGTAGTCGGACGACTGTTGCTTATGCGCCCACTCAATGGCAGCGCGACCAATATCCATGACCCGGTCATGGGTGGCAGGGTAGTCAAAGGTGGTTCGGCCTTCGCCGCTCATCACCCATGGTGAGAGCACGCGGATATGTGGTAACTTGTCTCGGTGGTGAGCCGAGCGGCAAGCCGCTGACCCGCCGTCAAAGTCCACTGCGAGAATACACCCGTTGTTCTTGAGGTCTGCTTCGGTTAGAGCGTCCATGACGCAACCGGTCTTCATCGTACCTTCATCTCCCCAAGCGAGGATGAAGGTGTGGTTGTGGTCGCTGTTCCCAGCGGCTTCCTTAATCTCACCCCAAATGCCTGTACGCGCTTCGGGAGTCATGGTAGTAACTTCCGGCAGGTCGGCCTGTTCAGGCACGACTATTTCAGGTGGTTCTTCTTCAACTACGTTAGCGGCTTTCTTCATGCTTGCGAATCCACTCACTTCAACCCGCCTCCGTATTGGTTAAGGGAGGTGTCACCACCCTCGCCCGCAGGTATTACGAGGCGAGGAACGGCGTACACTCCAAGTGCGTTGATTTTTGGGATTTCGTCTGTGGTCCCGTCATCGTTGTTGATTGTGCGCATGCCAAGTCTGCCGAAGATGAACACGGTAGACTTGTCAGCGTAAGGTAACCATCGGTCACCATCACGGTACTCAAAAGCGTGGTTGCTCTGAACAAGGTGACCGTGTAATAAGCACGATACTTCCCGGCGCAGTCCGTCAGGGAACGCTCGCTGTAGAGCGAACGATGAGATTCGCATTGGGTATCTCTTACCTGTTGGGTCTGTCCCGTAGGTGTCGTCCCAACCTTCACGGTTAACGTCAGTGACTTTGCCCTTCACGATGACAAGCGGTCCGATTGCGTTAGCGATACCGGGTACCATTTTGCTGTCACTGTGGAATACCTCTTCAAGTTCAGGTAGGGGCGTGTACAACTCGTGCCCTGTCCATAATTTCTCAGGTGCGAGGAACGCTCGCTCAGCCTCGTCCACGAAATCATCAGTGTATTGGATGGTTGTCATGAACTTGTTAGCAGCAGTCACGAACGGAATGTCTGTCTGTTGGTTCTCGCGTGGCGGCATCACCTTGCACTTGACAGGGTGACCAATCGCTACGGCGAATGACGGTGGTTCAGTCGGGTCGCTGACACGGATTGCCCATAGTTTGACACTGTCCTCAAACGCGTCTTGTGTGTTCCCAAGGAAATAGTACGTTCGTGCCCACATTGTAGGACGAATCGGTTTGCCGTAGGACGACCACTCAGCGTTTGTCTGCAACACTGCAAGGTTCAAGTCACCATCACGTACGAGCCACCATGGGTCATCGCCGTCAGCACTGTCTTCAGTCTGCACTATGCCCTTGTTCGTTTCCATCATCCAACGCCCGTTATCCACGTACCCGCGTCCAACGATTCCGTTAGCGATTGCCGCGTTCAAGTTCTGCCGAGCAGCATTGACTGCCGCCTCTCTGTCACCTTCTCGCCTGTCGGTCACCTTCTTATCAACACCAACGAAATAACCTACAAAGGTCACCGTCTTCTGCCTGCTCCCGCCTGTTCTTCTTTCAACAACAAAAGATTCCGCGCTGTCCACGAGGAAATCTTCGTCTTCGTCTCTCGGATTATCAATGCCAAGTTTCTCTCGCAGGTATACCGTGAACAACTCTTGCGCTTCTTCAAGCGTCTTCCCGTTGTTCTCGCTCCACCATGAGAGCCTCTCATTCACTTCATCCGGCCATATTGTTACATTTTCTGTATCCATTTTTTTCATACTCCTTTTTTATCGGTTTCTAGTTCCCGCTGCACGGGGGATTGTAGGGACGCCACGAAGTAGTCTATGAACTCTTCTGCCCCTAACGGCCATGTGGTCGCCTTCATTACAAAGTCCCCCCATACAACGGAATAAGATGTGAACTGCCCGGCATCCATACCGAGTGTCCTAACGAACTGATGAAGCCGGCGCAGCATCTCCAAGTTGGAGAGGTGCCCCTCGGCCAAACGCTTCAGTTCAACGCGTAGTGATTCGTAGTCACCCGCCGCTATTGATAACGCGGGATTGGATAAGTCACGGGACAGGCCAACGAGCCTCTCGTGCAGTGCTTCGGGTTCTTTAGCAGTAGATTGTAAAAGGTCAACGCACTGACGCAAGTCACCGCCTGTGGCTGAATGAAGTAGGTCGTAAGACTCAGACCACCCTAGGGGCATGTGCGCCCCTTGCGCCATAAGACGACCCATGAGGTCGGCCACTTCTGCTACTGTGTAAGGTGTGAAGTCGTAGGTTACGCAGCGAGATTGGATGGCAGGGATGATGGCATGCTTATTGTTAGCCGTGAGAATGAACATGCTCTTGTCGCTATACTTCTCCATCGTGCGGCGTAGCGCTTCCTGCGCAGGCTTAGTCAACCCGTCAGCCTCGTCGAGTAGTATCACCTTGCGGGGGCAACCCAACGGATTGATTCGCGCCATCTGCTTAATGTTGTCACGGATGAAATCAATACCTCTCTCGTCTGAGCCGTTAGTCTCGTGGAAGTTAGCGACAAGGGATTCGCCGAGCATCTCGTTAGCAATTACTCCGGCTGTCGTAGTCTTACCTGTACCGGGTGGTCCAGCAAAAAGCAGCGCGGCAGGCCAATTGTTTGTTGTCCCCCATGACGCTATGTCAGCGGTCAATTTGTCTAACCCGATAAGTTGTGTCAATTTTGTCGGCCTGTATCTTTCTCTCCAAACAGTCTCATTTTGAGTCATAAACTGACATTTGCCACAGTTGCTTTATAAAGAGGCCGACCATATTTGTTACCATTTGATAGATTTTTTGAAGAATTATTATCTTTCCAATGTTTCCACTATTATTCCTATAACAATAATAACAATTCTAATTCTAAGAATAATACAAGAAACGTCGGAATGATTGGAACAACTCCTCATGCTTCAAACCCCGTAGGGGTTTGACTACCATCTTTGTTATTTTTTCCATGCCTTTTTTATCCTTAACAAAATCAGAGACAGGAGCAAGGAGGTGCAGGATTTTTCTGATACCTGCGGCGTCACCAACAAACCTGTTTTCTATTCCTTTGGTTTTGAGCCACGCCTGTAATTCAGGTTCAGGCCGGATAGATACTACCACGTGACGCAGGGGTCTGTAACCGAGAGGTCTCTCGGGAGCGAATCTGATAACGCAGGTGAATCGTGCTTCGCGTGCAAGCCATGCAAGATAGAAGTCATCGCTACGCATCTGATAATGCGAAGAGGTCACCCTTTTGAATAGTGTCGCTTAATCCGAGCGAACCGTCAAGGCGCAAAGGTGAGCACCCGTCTATGCTTTCGCCGTCATACCCGAAAGCGATGCACACGATGATAACGCCAAGTGCTTCGATGTCAACCCATCGTGAGGTAAGGTGTCCGCGTAGTCGCGGAACACGGAGAATCTGAGGGTCGCAGGGGACGCATGCCACCTGCTCGTAGTCGTACCCATCGGCTGCCGATAGGCACAGTTCGCCCATGCCGTCAACCACGCGAACGCGTGTGAGTAGCAACGGGACTTCAAAGAGGGACGAAGGTGCTATACAGCCTCCTTCGCCGTTGGAATCAAAATAAGGAGCGCCAGCATCTGATAGGCGCAAGGTGGTGTTACGCTCAAGGTTGCGTAACAGGCTCAATAATTGGTCGGAATCACGCAGCGAGCGAGCCAATTTCAGCCGCTCGGAACACGGGCGTTTCCAATTCTGAGGATGCTCGGACGAGTGTAGTAAGTCCGCTAACACGAGTTTGTCACCGCGCTGCTCCACTTCAGCCACCACTTCTTCACAGTCAGGCAACCCTTCAAGTGGAGGGTGCGGTGCCCATCTCTCACCTGAACGGCGGAACACCCAAACACCGTCAGGGGATTTATGCACGAAGGCGCGAGTCGTGGATATTGCCTCGTAAAGAGTATGCTCGTAAGGCGGTTGCCAATTAACCCATCGGGTATATACGGCGGGCGAGAATGGGACTCCAGCCACGATTTCGTGGGAGCGGGGTAGCGAGCCGTCAAGAGCCGATTTAACGACAGCGCCTATCCCATGCGTTTTGCACGCTTGCCCCAACCGCTCGGCAGCGTAGCCACTACACTTGGCTATCGCTCTCAGAAAATTGCGTTTGCGTACAGGGGGGTATTCCCCCAACACTCTAGCCCAAAGGAGCATCGCTTCTTCCCTGCTAACTCTCTCAAAAATCTGACTGATGACTGTGCCCCGCCTGTCTCTTTTCTGTAAATCGTATAACAGGAGGGTCGCCTGTGGTACAGACAGGCGCAAGGGTCGCTTCGGCTTGATGGGCGACTCGCTCGCAAGCAGTGGAACTATGCTCCGAGCGCGCCGGATTTCGCTGTCAAGTAGCACGTCCCACTCTTCACCGTGAATGCCAACATACGTCCCGACCGTCACCATCAGCGTATCCACGCTCATTACTTTGTGACCGTAAAAGAACTCGGCAATCTCCGCCACGTCACCGGGCGGGTGGTTACGAGAGAACCGCTGAACGTGAGCATACAGAACTCGTTTGCTCTTGTCGGCATCGCGCCGGAGGAGAGTAGCAAGCCGCGCCGCTTTTTCTAACGAAGTCAGTCACGTTCACCCCTGTAAGGATTCAGCAAGATGCTCAGGTGTACAATCATACATGAAACATACAAGGTCACGGTTGTCGGGTAACCAAGACAGGCGTGCGCGTAAGCCGAGGTCAAACGTTTGAGCAGTGGCCCGTTTGATAGCCGAGTGGCTAATCGGTAACTCGCGCACTCGCGCTACGACATACAGGCAATCAATGAACAGGTTGTGCAGTAACCGCCCGACCCCCTTTTTCCGTAGCGCTAACGCTAATGACATAGCGTCACTTGTGTCATGCTTCGGTACCGATAACAGGTCGGCCACGAACCGCAGTCTGAGTTTGAGAGACTCTTCACCCTGCGCGTACAGCAGGCGGGTCTTGAGTTTAGCCTCAGCCTTTCCGCTCAAGTTTAACACGTCCTAAACATTGGTGGCACAAACCTCGTAGTGGGTGAACTACCCGCTCTCGTCTGCATCTGACGCATGGCATCAGTCATCACTCTCTAAATGGTCACTGAGTCGTAGCGCGGCTTCGCGCTGCACGGCGTCTTCAAGCAGGTTGCCTAATTCAGTATGCAACTCCTTAGCATCGTCAAGGTTCAGTCTCCAACCGTTACGAGTCGGGCCGGGATTTTCGTGCGTCACGCTACGCCATTCCCTAATATCAACCCGCAACTCGCCGCGATATATCATAAAGGTCAGCCGGTGCTCGTACCCCTGTCCTCGCTTCCCTTTACCCGGCCATACCCCGTACACTTGTTCACTCATCGTCAACCACCTGCTCTTCCGCAGGTTGGCTGTCTTTTAAAACCCATTGGGCGGTCGTGGTTTTATGTCGTTGTTGCTTCTCGTCCCAATAGATAGGAGAAATGTTAGCGAAGCGCGTGTCGCAAGATATACGGTTAGCCAAGGTTTGGGTACCGGGTAGGTTACGATAAGCACTCATCAGGTGCCTGTCCTTCGTCTGTTTGATATGCTCGCGGTGTTCTTCCCACCAATCGCACCACTCGTTTATCAATTCCTTAGTGGTCATGGGTTCGTTCTCTTCCAAGAAGTCTACGAACTTATCAAGTATGACAGTGAACCGGTGTTTCTTCACGCTCAGTTTATGCCTCATTTGAACACTTCCACGTGGTCGCAGTTGTCGCAAACGAGTTTGCCTGTGCTACGCTTTAGGGACGCTATGCGCCCTACCGTTTTGTAATCCTTGAGGCGCAGAGCGCCTGTCTTACAATGCGGACACTTCATTTTCATTCAATCACCTCGTTGAACATGGGTAGCACCCTGTGACATTCACTAAGAATATCGCTCAAGACAGGGCTTACCTCTTCGTGGTTGTCAGGTATCATGGATTCAATGTCCTCAATGACACGGCGCAACCGCTTGACTTCTGCTAAGAGAAGTGGTGCGTCTGCTATGAGTTGTGCATCAGCATTATTGTTAGCCGATTGCATGAACATAGCCGAACCATCAGCCATTCGCCAAGCATGAGCAGGTGTATGTCCTTCGTATTTGTCTGTGTCAATCATTTTTCTTCACCCTCTCAATCAATTTTGCATCACAAGTAGGACAATGCCATGCGTGAGAATCAATGTTCCATCTCTCATCACACTTAGGACAATACCCATCCTCATACCAATCCATGTGTCCTTCATATTTGTCTGTGTCAATCATTCTTTCTCACTCTCCGTCAAAGCACTAATGAGTAATTCTTCTGCATCAATTTCATTAGGTCCAAGAATTGTTACCACCTTACTCATCACTTCACGCAACCGCTTGACTTCTGCGAGCAGGTCGGGAATCCACTCGCTTGCTCTACTAATATCATCGTTGTATAATTCTTCTAACATATCTAAATCAATCATTCAATCATCTCCTATCCATTCATTTACTGTTCTCCAATCATCGTCAGTGAATCCACCATCACGCATGAAGCGAAAGTAATCCACCATCAATTTGTTTTGCTCACGCAACCGCTTGACTTCTGCGAGCAGGTCTTTGTATTCATCTCGGTAGTATCGTAGTATGTCGTAGTTGCCTTCGGATATATCTACGCCAACTTCAATCTCTTTCAATACATAATCAAACTCAATCTGTCCTTCGTATTTGTCTGTATCAATCATTCTATCACCTTCCTCAAATCTTCAATGAAGCCACCCATGTATGATTCGTCAGCCGCCTCCATGTTGATAGCAATATCAGCAATCGCTTCACGCAACCGCTTGACTTCTGCGAGGAGAAGTGGTGCGTCTGCTATGAGTTGTTCGTCTGCTATGAGTTGTTCGTCCGCATCTCTAGGGTATCTCTCAGTAGCCCAATTCGCATACTTACTCCAAGTTTCTTCATCTTCGCTATGCCCTTCGTATTTGTCTGTATTCATGCTTCCTCACACTCCGTACAATCGCAACCAAAACAAAAAGCGTAGCCGCAGTTACACCAAGTAAAATTACCGCTATCATCAACGCTATTACACCCCTCGCACTCTTCGGCGGAAGAGTCGGGTGTGTCGTTAATGAAAACGATACCATTCTTGACATACACTTCAGGCTCTTGCTTAAAGAGCATACCTAAGTCGCGCTCTCTAATTTCCTCAACCGTCTTGTCTAACACAGACATAGGCATAGCGCAGAAGATACCCGCGTCCACGCCGAACTCGTTGCCGTATGCTGTATCAAGACCTTCAAATCTCCAAACGCCGTCACCACCGTTAGACATAATCTCTATCGTCTGACCGCACCATTCAATCTCACCATCCTTCCAATCGTTTTTCTTGAGTTTAGTCCAAAACGCTACCCAATCATCAACCACATAACAAGGGTCACCGAAATACCACATCAGGCGTCACCTCGCTTCCATGAATCAATCAACACGAAAGGAGCACTCTCGCTCGCTACGCGCGTGACAGGGTGACAACCTTCAGGGTATGGAACCTTTATGGGGTTCAGGAATCCTTGCTTGTACACAGGTGTAGTTCGCTCCGCTGTCTTAACCCAATGTTCGTTCATCCCATCCACCATCTCTTTCAGGTTTGCCCGAACCTCCGCAGGGTCGCGCTCAGGTGACAGAGTAATGTCGGTCAACCCTTGCTCTAAGTCAACCTTAAGGTCTAACACTTCCATCTGAGCATCCTCAATCGTACGAAAATCCCCGTCCGGTACTCTGTTGAGCGCAGGGTAAACTTCCTGCTGAATGATGTCCAGCAACTCTTGTATCGTGCGCCGCGCCCTGTCCAAGAACGAAGCGTGAACAGTATTATCATCGGCTCGCCCTCGCACGTAAGGCGTCACACAGTCTTCGCATGACCCGCACGGGTATTCCGCTGTCCTCTCGTCACAATTTTTACACTTCACGCGCTCACCCCCAAACGACCTGTCATCATCCACTCACGATGGTTAGCGTCAATGTAAGGGAA